TGAAGGATTCTCTTACACTGTAGCTAACGCTATCGGATCAGCCAACGCAGCAACACCAGCTTAATCAACTGAAATAACTTACGGAGTACTATATGCCTAGAACAATTTCGTCCAAGACAACAGGCACTATCGTCAACATTCCTACTGCTGATGGCAGTACATGGAAAGACCCAAGGGAAAATCCTGAGGCCGCCAATGCTGAAATAGCAGGTATCCTCAGTGACGTGTCCACGGGTGATAAGCCTGACCTGGACGTACCGGCAGATGATCTGGTAGAACTACCTGGTGGCTTGCTGAAAGACGACAAGCTGATACGCACAGCGATTGTACGGGAACTGACTGGTGAGGACGAGGAAGCCCTTGCCCGCGCCAGTCAGTCTCTCAATGCTTTCCACTTTATAGACCGGCTGCTTCAGTGTGGTGTGGTAAGAATAGGCGATCTGCCGCCAGGAAGAACGGAAGAACTGCTTAAAGAACTTCTGGTAGGTGACAGGGAAGCCCTGATACTAGGTATCAGACGGTCAACTTATGGCAATACTATCGAGATAAAAGACTGGAAGTGCCCCTCATGCGGTGGCACAACTGAACTTTCCCTGGAGATAGAGCACATCCCTTCTAAGATTCTTGACAGTCCACGTACTGAACTGGTATTTCTGGTGGCCCTGAGGAACGGCAGGCAGGCTCATGTCAGGCTGGCCAATGGCAGCGATCAGACAGCTCTGTTCGAGGATGCTTCTCTTACCCAGACGGAGCGGGAGACCATCCTGCTTTCCAGATGCATCGTATCTATCACCGATGCTAATGGTAATACGGTTCCCATGGCAGGCTTCCCTTCCATGGCCAGGACTCTCTCAATACCTGACCGGCACAAGGTTCTTAAGGAACTGTCTTCAAGACAGCCTGGTCCTAAGTACGACGACATAGTTATCAAGCATCAGACATGTGGGAATGAGGTACCCGTAACGCTTGGCATCGGAGACTTGTTTCTCGACTTCGGATGGTTCTAAAGGACTGAACTTTTTCAGGACTTATCATGAGTATGAAATATTATTAACAGCTTTCCCGGCCTGGACCTTACGTGACGCACAGGCTCTTACAGTAAGAGAGCGCATCTACTGGTCTAAGTGGGCGCTGTCGAAAAGATCATAGAATGTGATGTTAAATGACTGCTGATGCGGGCTTCCCAGTACAGCCACCAGGGAATAGGCGTGGCTCTGGGGGTACTCTGGATGATGCCACAAACATCGGTGGTGCGGGTGGTTCAATGGGGCTGGCTGGGGCCAACAACTTGCAGCAGGCTATTGAAACTTTAAATACTTCAATTGTTAACCTGATTCAGTCGATAGCCAACGCATCATTTAACAAGCCGCAGAATACTCAGGGTTCTGCTGGTAGTCAGCAAACTACGGGTAATGGGGGCGGCTTTCCTGGCATGACTGCCGCTGCCTTCAGTGTCATGCACGGCTTGTTTGGTGGTATTGGTGGGGGTAATGTATCAGCATCTAGCTCAATGGGAGGCGGTAATGCTGGTAATCCTAATGTCTCCCCATCTCAGCCTTCTTCCAGCAGTAATGCTGGATTCGTCCAGACCGCTGTAAAAGCTGGCGGCATAGCAGCAGCAGTAGGAGCAATAGCTGACTTTGGCCAAGCCCAGATGCCTGGCCAGATTGCGCTTAACCAGAATGCTGTCTCTACTTTCTCTATGATGCCTGCTGGTTCTACATTCTCACAGGCACAAGATCTGGCAGCAGCCAACTCAGTTGGTACCAGAGGATCTCCTCTTATCGGGCCGGTCAATCTTGCTGATGCCGCTCAGGGAAATGCAAATCTTCAGTTTCTCGCGGGCAGTGCCAATTATAATGCGACCCCACTAGGCAGGGCGGGATTCAGTGGTGCCAGCAGCGCCATGATAGCCAGTGGCGGGAGTATGAACGAAGCACAGGCAACTGCGCAAGCTGCTGGGCTCTACAGCCGGGGTCTTTCATTTGCTATGATGCAGATGGGCCGGGGAATGCAGGCACCTCTGAATGCTTCCACTGGCCTGCCACAAGGGAATCCCGCCCAGATAGCGCATTCTCTTAGCCTGATGATCAACAAGCCAAGTACACCAGGTTTTGACGCCAAAACAGGAACACTATCTCCTACAGCTTTCAATAAAGCGTTCGGTGCTAACACCATTGGTGTGGCAGATCTTCAGAATCTTAACGCAATGTCAGGTAATTCGCTGGGTAATGTGAACGACTATATTCAGCAGATGAGAGAGTACAACAGCCTTATGCACGGCATGGGTAAGGGTGCTCCCGCACTGAACGCCAATCAGGCAACCAGTCTTATGAACCAGGCTGTCAGAGATGATGGCCAGGGCAGAAAAGCAAGAGCTACTCTGGAAAAGTACAATATCCAGCCAACTGATATCCAGAAAATGAAGCAGAACCAGGCTCAGTTGAATGCCAGAGGTGGGGATGAATCCAAGGGATTCACTCAGGGACTTGACACAGCGACTAACTCGTTAATCAAGTTCAATGCGGCTCTTAACCAGATTCTGAGTAGCACAGGCGCGGCTACTGGGCTTGGTTACGCTGGTGGCATGGCTGGCACTTACGCCGGAACTAGTCACGGTGCTCTAAGTGGCGCTCTGGGGTTAGGTGGCTCTTTAGGCAAAGACTATGCGATGACCAAAATTGCTAAAACTATCTTTGGCAAGGGTGGCACCGCTGCTACTGGTGCAGCGGAAGACGCTGGTGCAGGAATAGCAGGGGACGCGACAGGATTAGGCGTGTTAGGTGGTGCTGCCATGGCTGCCGCTCCCCTGGCTGCTGCTGCCGCCATACCGTTTGCCCTTAGCAAGCTGCATCATCACGACAGCAGTAAAAGCTGGCTTTCCCAGGGACCAGGAAGCGCTAAAGGCGCGTGGAATAACTGGGATCAGCTAGGCGACAACTTTAAGAACTGGGGTAAGGATGCCCTGTCAATTTTCGGCGGGGCCGCTAATCCCGCGTCGGTCAAGCCAGAATGGGATACTCCCCCAAGCCCTATCATGACTAAGAAGATGCCAGGAATGATGGTTAACACTGGTGGTGGCATGGCTACTGGTGGCAAGCCTCCCCCTAAAGCTGATACTAAGGTTGCTAAGAAACCCACTCCCAGAGCCGCACAGACTATTTCCGGTCAGTCAAGGAAAGCGGTTTCAGCGGCAGAGAAGGAAATAGGTGTCCCTTACTTGTGGGGTGGCGAGACACCCGGAGTAGGGTTCGACTGCTCTGGCCTTGTGCAATGGGCATACAAGCAGGCAGGTGTTAGCCTGCCCCGTACTTCGGAACAGCAGTGGTCTGCACTGTCAAGGCGTGCTGTCAGCCCCGAGGACGCCCAGGCGGGCGACCTCGTATTCATGGCTGGGTCTGGTGACGGTGGTTCCGCAAATTCTCCTGGCCATGTCGGGATGATGATAAGCCGAAGCCAGGTAATCCAGGCTCCCTACACTGGCGCTAAAGTCCAGGTGATCGGCTATAACCCTCATCAGTGGAGTCATGTAGCAAGACCAGCGGGAAGCATGGCAGGCACAAGAGGGCCTAGCAGCGTGAAAACAGGGAAGGGCTCTGGAAGCTCTGGGGTTAATCCTGGTGGCCCTGCCTCTGGTGTTACTTCCCCGCTCCCAGCCCTGGGAGGCTTGGGCTCTGGGGCAATGGGAAACTTCACCAGCGAGGCTGATGCTGTGTCCAGTGCTCTTGGTTCCCTTGGTGGCGCTGGTGCCGGGTTAGGTGTGGGAGGGCTTGTCAGTGGTCCTGGTGGCTCTCCTGGTGGCAGTGGTGGCAGCGGAATCAATCCTGGTGGTCCTTCTGGCAAGCCGGGTGCTGTTACCAAGAGCCTTAGTGGAAATAAGAAGATCATGAATACCCAGGCTGCTAAATACGGCTGGGGTACTGGGTCTATGTGGTCTGCTCTCAACTCTCTTGAAATGGGAGAAGCTGGATACCGCAATACAGCATGGAATAATGCGCCGGGTACTTCGGCCTATGGCATGGGACAGTTTGAGCCTGCTACATGGGCAACTGTCGGCGGGCATAAGACTTCTGACCCAACCCTGCAAAGCATGTATATGCTCAGGTACATTAAGAAAGATTACGGGAATCCGGAGAGAGCATATTCTAAGTGGCTGTCACGTGAACCTCACTGGTATTCCGAGGGCACTAACGCCGCTAAACCTGGTCTCGCATGGGTTGGTGAACGTGGGCCAGAGCTTGTGAAGATGAAGGGTGGCGAATCAGTGATGCCCAACGCGCAATCCATGGCAACGATGAAGGCCGCTCAGGTAAAACCGGCTCAGTCGCCTTGGTCTGTCCCCACGGAAATGTCGAATACTGGGCTTGGAACTAATTCCCCTAATAATCAGCCGCAATCTTGTGTCACGAACGTTAATATCGGCAGTGGGGCAATCAACGTCAATATGCCACCAGGCACAGGCGGGGATATAACACAGGCAGGTCAGGCAATAGCTAAATCGATGATGCGTTACCTGGGTAATGAAAATCTTCACGCGACTATAACGAGAGGACATAAGCTATGACCACACCTAATATTGGTAATCCTGGTGCTGTAGGTGGCTTAGCTCCTGCGGCTGCTGGCAGTGGCGGTAATACAATGCTAACCCAGCCAGCGTTCGACACGAGAATAACTACTCTCGCATTTCCTGTCACGGGCAAAGAGGCTGGCACTATCACTCGTGGATTTATGGTCTGGGAAAATGGCTTCCAGGGATACAGCGGTAATGCGGTGGTGAATTTTCTTTACAATCCTAGTACAGTAGAATTTGATCAGTCGGTCTCATCCAATGCGGGTGTGCAAGCTTCTCTGCTATACGCTGTCGGGAGTAATAACCAGAATCTGATCTCGCCTCTACAGCAGACAGTATCATGGTCGCTGCTATACGACAGAACCTATGAATTGTGGGGCTCGTACAATGCTCAGGGCCTAGCTACAGGCACTAACACAGCCTCGAATAATCCATCCACGGTTGGCGTGATGGCTGATATTATGGCTATGCAGCAATTCACCGGCATGCTGGCTAACAGTTCTCCCGTTGTTGGTGGTGGCTCACTTCCTGGTACCGCTACGGCAACAACCAGTTACACGGGTATCATGTACCTGATTCCTGCCTATGTATTCTTTGGCGGGAGTACTGCGATGACTTTTTATGGCTATGTTAGCGACTGGGATTGCACAGTAACCCACTGGACTCAGTACATGGTTCCTATGCGATGTGTTATTGACATTACTTTCACGGTTCTGCCGTACGCTGCCGGGCAGCCAGCAGCCACATTCACAGCGCAGCAGCAGCAGGTAACAACACCAAACACACCAGCAGGAGTATCAGGACGATGATCAACGCAGCGTCAAGGTATGCTCATAGTCAAGTTGTAACTATCGTAAGTAATGATGGGCATGATATTCAGGTCATTACCTCAGGCCATCAGAGTCCTTATGTATTCACTTATGTATGGCACATGGTGCAAGGTAATGAACGTATAGATAATATAGCTTATGACTACTACAAGGATGCTACTCAGTGGTGGAAAATAGGGGATGGCAATCCTGAAATTCTTGACTGGTCTAGTCTTGTACCAGGCACGATGATAAGGATACCAGGTGTATGAGTACTCCTCTTGCAGCGGTTAACGGCACAGGTGGTGTCACTCCAGCGCCTGTGCTGCCTGTCATATACACTATTACAGTCAACGGCACAGTCAGCACCGAGACGCCTCTTGACGTTGAATTACGTCAGGCATGGGGACAGCACGATGTATTCTTCGTCAGAATAGAGCTTCCCCGGACTACACTGGGAATAAATACCAGGTCTATCTGGGCGAACAATGCTCCAGTTCAAGTTGTCTGGGGGCTAACTCCTGGCGACACTAATACCTGGTATGGCTATGTTAATCACCATAACTTCAGGGCTAATGCAGACAGCGGCTCAAGAACGGTTCAGATACAGTACACT